GCTGTCAACAAAGCATTCTTGCCGGCTACAGCTGCGCTTGCTGGTTTGGGTGCTGGTTTGGTTATTACGGCTAAAGCCGCTGCGGCTGATCAGGCTGCACAGGCTCAACTTGCACGTCAGTTGCAGGCGACTACTGGCGCAACCGATCAACAGATCAAAGCCAATGAAGAATTTGTTAGCTCGCTGTCTATGGCGGCAGCGGTTGCAGATGATGAGCTGCGTCCAGCGCTCGCCAGCCTGGTGCGTGGTACGGGTGATTTAGCAACGGCACAGGATGCGCTTAAAACCGTGCTAGACGTGTCGGCGGCAACTGGGAAGTCAGTTCAAGAGGTCGCCGATGCAGTAAGTAAGGCCTATGGTGGCAACACAAAAGCAATTAAGGCTTTGTCACCAGAGTTGTTTTCGCTGATTAAAGACGGCGCAAGTGTTGATGAAGTTATGCAATCTTTGGCGTCAACCTTTGGCGGTTCAGCGTCAGTTGCAGCAAACTCGGCTCAAGGTCAATTTAAACGTCTATCAATTGCAATGGATGAAGCCAAAGAAGCAATTGGCGCAGCAGTTCTGCCACTTGTTAATGCTTTGCTCCCAGCGTTAATTTCTTTTGGCAACTGGGCCCAAAACCATGTTGGCATCATTATTGCAATTGGAACAGCAATCGCTGCAGCTGCCGCTGCGCTCGTCACATTCAAGGTTGCCATGCTTGCAGCCAATGCTGTCACAGTCGTGGCAACCGCGTTGAACTGGGGACTCGCAGCATCAGCCACAGCAGCAAACACAGCTTTGACAATAGGTGTCGGTGCAGCTGCAATTGCTGCAGGTCTTGTAGTTGCTGCCGGAGCGATGGCAGCGTTCAAGAAATCAACTGGATCAGCAGTCGAAACAATCAAGCCGATCAGTCCTCAGCTAAACGAAATTAATGGCGGATTAAAAGAAACCGAAAAGGCTGCAGGTGGCGCTGGTGGGGCTATTGACAAAATGGCTGAAAAGATTAAAGAAGCGCGCAAAGCCTTAGAAGATCAATTCAATGCTGCACTTGACGCAGCAACAGACAAACTTGAAAAAGCACGTGACGCCTACAACGATTTTAAAGACACCGTTGCAGAATCAGTCACAGGCGAGTTTTCAATATCTGGCGCGGCAGACGCAGCAAAAGAAGCCGGCACAAGCATCCTTGATCAACTCAATCAGCAAGCGGCAGGAGCAAAACAATTCGGCAAACAAGTCGAGCAACTGCTCAGCCTAGGCATATCCGAAAACGCTTTAAAACGCGTTCTAGAGGCTGGACAAGAGGCTGGGAGTGCAATTGCCACAGAACTCATTCAAGGCGGCTCAGAAGCCATTACAGGCCCCAATGGCATTAACCAGCTAGTAAGCGACCTGAACTTTGTTGCTGATGCCCTTGGCATTTTGGCAGCTGATCAGTTTTATGCGTCAGGTGTCAAACAGGGTGAAGCATTGGTACAAGGCATCTCAGACGCTATTGCCAAGGCTCAACTAAAACTTAAAAACCCGAACCTGAAACTGGCAGACCTGAAAGGCATTGGCGCAGCATTCTCGAGCACCGTGGCAAACCTTAATCAAGGCCCGCAAGCTTCACCATCATTTACAGGCGACACGTCAGGCATCATGGCCAGCCGTAACAGCAACTTCACCGTAAACGTTACAGGCGGACTTGCCACAAGCGCCGAAATTGGCGAAAGCGTTGTTAACGCATTGCGCGCATACTCACGCTCTGCAGGGCCATTACAGATACCGGTTGCATAATGCCAGGCACCGCAATCCTTGACTCTGGCAATTATTCGCTAAACATTGCCACAGGATTCCAAGTTGATGCTTTTGTCTTAGACGACACACTCAAAGGCGTCCTAAACAACACGTCCTATGTGCTTGACGGCACCACAGAATTTGCTGACGTCATGTCATCAACCACAAATGCCGTTGTGCGCCGCGGTCGCCGTGACGTTGGCGACCAATTCAGCGCTGGAACAATGGCATTCACTATCCAAGACGTGGACGGCATCTTCAACCCGTTTGACCAAAACAGCCCGTATTACGACACCGCAGAATCAAAACCTGGGCTAGCCCCATTGCGCGAAGTACAGCTCATCCGTTACGACTCAACTAACGACCCAGAATTCTTGTTTAGCGGATATGTCGTCAACTACGACTACAACTTTGCGCTAGGCGGTCTAGACACCGTCACCGTGTATTGCGCTGACCAATTCTACTTATTAGCCCAAACCTATTTGGACGCGCTAAACCCATCGTCAGAAACATCAGGCGAACGCATAGAAACAGTCCTAGACCTGCCAGAAGTTGATTTCCCTGTAATGGCTCGAGACATCGCCACAGGCACCGTCAACCTTGGCCACGACTCTGCCTACAACGTGCCGGCAGGAACTAGCGCGCTGGGCTACATAACCCAGATCAACGAAACCGCCGAGTTTGGCCGCGTGTTTATGTCAAGGGCTGGCGTGTTTACATTCCAAGAGCGCATTGGCACAACGTTAAGCGCGCCGCTTGCACAATTTACTGATGATGGGACAGGGTATTCTTTTGATGGCGTAGGCATTAGCTTTGAGGCTGATTCCGTTATCAATCGATCGGTCGTTACAGGCCTGGACGGTGACACATACACGGCTACAGACCCAACCTCAATTGCCACATATTTTATTCAGACGGCAAGCATTACAAACAGCCTGTTGCATGATGCTGGCGAGATTCAGACCGCAGCCGAATACCTACTCAAACCAGAACCTGAAGCGCGTTACACATCGGTTGAAAGTAAATTCCTGATGCTAACCACAGCTCAAAAGGACACGCTTGCCACCGTGGACATTGGCGACACAATTAGCGTTGAAAAGACGTTCCCGAGCGGTGCCGGCACAACCCAACTGGCGCAAGAACTGTCAGTTGAGGGCATCGAGCATTATCTGGATTTCAGTACGGGCCACAGGGTGCTGTATTCCACAGCCCCAACCACGATCGTTTTTGAGCTGATATTGGACGATGCCGTGTATGGCACCATTGACACAACAAATGTTTTAGGATAGGAGCACCATGCCAGTTACCACGTACACAGCCGGCGAAGTTTTGACTGCCGCTTCGCTTAACAACAACTTTTCTGCAGTAAGCCCGCAATTTGCCACGTTTAACGAAACACAAGCAAACGGTACGGATGGCGGCGCGTCCATTGCAACAACCTGGACAACAAGGGTTATTAACACCACGGTTGTAAACGCAATTACTGGAGCATCATTAGCAACCAATCAAGTTACGTTGCCATCTGGCACCTATGTTGTGACGGTTTTTAGCCCGTTTCGTAACACTAACCTGACAAAAATCAGACTTTACAACGTCACGGATGCGTCAATTACGGCAATAGGTCAAAACACAAACATGGACAGCGCAGGCGCGGTTGGCGGTGTCGCCACTTTGCAAGCACAATTTACGATTGCAGCATCAAAAGTTTTTGCCGTTCAGTATTATTGCCAAACTGCCACAGCATCGTTTGGTTTGGGTCGCGCGGTCAGCGCAAGCACATCAGAAATCTACACATCAATTCAGATACAGAAAATTGCATAATGGCAACACAAGCAGAAATCAACATGCAAGTCGGCAACGCCACTCGAGCACTATCACCAGATGATGCTTGTTTTAGATATAACGAACCAGCTGACGGATATGACTGCGTTGAATGGCTTGATGATCGCTATGAGCAACCAGCAAAAACTCCAACAATGGCAAAAGCGACAGAATTGGCAAACAACCCTTTGCCTAGCGCATGAAATGGCGTTATTTACTCGGGTACACGTTACTGATTGCAGTTGTCGTTTGGGGTTGTAGTGGTTGCACAATTAGCAAAAGCAATACAACGTATCAATGCTTCACGAAACAGGCCTGTGAATAAAACGCCAGAACAACATCACGCAGGTCTAATTGTGTTTGTTGGTCGAATCATGGCCGCCTGTTTTGCGTTTACGATCATTGCATTTATCTACGGCATCCTGTTTGTTGACCAGCCAATGGAACAAGCACCAACAGACGCTCAGATCATTGACCTGCTCTCGACTCTTTGCGTATTTCTCACAGGAACCTTGTCAGGCCTTGTCGCTGGCAACGGACTAAAATCTAAACCAAAGGAGCCAACACATGAAAGCAAGTGACAAAGCCCTATTCGCCTCATACGGTCGTTCAGTCATTGCAGCGGTCATAGCGGTGTATTCAACAGGTAGCGCAGACCCAACCGACTTTGTCAAAGCAGCAGTCGCCGCACTTGTGCCGGTGCTCATCCGCTACGTGAACCCAAAAGACTTGGCATTTGGTCGTGGCAGTCGCCAAAGCTAAAGCAGGCGTCCCAAACGCTCGCGACTACATCGGCAACGCTGACGGCGCATCCGCAGGCCCACGTGCCGGCATGAACGAATGGATTAAGCAAGCGATTGCCGCATCCAATGGCGCGCTTTGGAACAACGGTTCTTGGGGTCAGCGCGACATGCGCGGCAAGCCAGGTTCTTTGTCGGTTCACGCAACTGGCAGAGCTGTTGATCTGTCGTATCGTAAAAGCGAAAAGCACCCAAAAGCAGGACGTAAAGAAGCATTGGTCTTTATTGACAAACTTGTTGCCAACGCAAACGATCTTGGCCTGCAATGTATTTTGGATTACTTCCCAGAACCGCAGGGTCGAGCATGGCGTTGCGATCGGTATGCATGGCAAAAATATGACAAGCCAACAATTCACGGTGCACCCAAAGGCGACTGGTTCCATATTGAAATAACTCCACAGGCTGCCGACTCGGTAATTTGGGTAAAAGCCGCATTTTTAAAGGTGTTTGGGGAAATCCCACCTAAGGCTTGATCTATGTTCTAGGGTCGGAGTACCGACAAAAGGACAGGCAATGACTGACATCCAGATCTTTGACTACAGCGTCTATACAGGAGTGATGGACAACGGCCAAGAAATCTTGGTTCAGATCTTTACTAACCCTGACTCGGGCAAGTTCCTAATGGGACAAATCGCATTCAGAATGGCATCCTCATCATGGGGAATGCCCATACCTTTGGAGAAACGATGAACTAT